TCCTACTAAAGGACCCAAGGGAAACTCTTCTGCAGCTGGTACACGCTTGTCCAACTCGCACGTATATATTGGATAGTCTATTTGTGGAAGATACTTCCGCATTATTTCAGTCATGCTTCCTGCATCTTCTGTATCAAAGAACCTAGACATAGGATCTAAAATGAAAGCTCTGTCGATTTCGGGCAGAACACTGACCATCGCGTTTATAGCCCACACTTCATCAAAAGCTAAGCTATGTGTCCTGGATAAATGGTAATCTATTTGACTTTGACCCATCGCTACAAGAGCGATGTTTTTACCTTCTAACTCTAGAAGAGGTTGTTCCAACATTAGGTAATAGGAATACGAACTTGGTCGTACCTGTACTGACTCTGTGTTCCTGCTCCTTCTGCCGTATTCTTTAATCTAGCCAATGCACCCTCAAATCTCTGGTCGTATGTAGCTATTTCTGTAGAATCCATTTTTAAAAATATAGCTGCTTCGGTTAAACATGCGTACAACAAAGCTATAGGTGCATTTTCAGAGATCCATGTTTGCCCGCTATCACCAGCTGCAGTTAAAGAAGCTGGCCTATAAAAGTAATGAAGTTCAAATGTGTAATTGCTATTAGGGGTAGGTGCAAGGATAAAAGTATCGCTATCAAATTCTGCATAATATTTTGGTCTTCCTGTTACAGAGCCTGTTGTGGTCGGCTTGTACGCTCTCATAAAACTAACTTGTTTTAAATTAAGGTAGTGATATGTGTTACTGTCAATTACAGCTAAACTGAAAGGAGCCAAAAAGTCTGTTGGCATTCCTAGATAAGGTGTATCTGCTGTAGCTGTTCCAGTAACGTTCTTTTTAAAATTATCTAACCAGACTCCTTTTAAAATTCTTTCTTCGCCTTGTTCAATAATGGTATTTAAGGTGTTAACAAAAGTTGTTTCAGAACTATCTACATAATTCTGTATGGTTGTCTTTAGTGAGCTGTATGTAAATCCTGCCATTATACTGGTCCTGCTGTTACTGTATCCCCACCACCTGTCACATCACCTGTGGTGGCTGTTCCTGTAGAAGTAAACTTATATTCGTTTGCATCTACTACAGTTATTGTATATCCACTTGCTGCTTCAAGTACAGTAGTAGTAACACCATCGACAGCTTCTGTAGATCTAAATCTTACTGTGTCTCCTGTGGTTCTTCCATGTTTGAATTCTGTAACGGATATAACTGTATTCGCTCCTGAACTACCTGTTCTAAATGGATTTAAAGGTAACAGCGTTTGTGCAGGTCCAACTGTGCAGTCTACTCCGCCTCCTCTAGCTCCTGCTGTTCCTGTTCCAGAACTGGCTGTAAAAGTATATGTATTATTATTGTAGTTAAGAATATCTGTAGTGGTATTAGCTGTAACGGTTATAGCGTATCCATCGGGGTCTTCTATAACGCTGGTTGTAAATCCGTCAAACGCATCTACATTTCTAAATCTAACTTTATCTCCTGTAGTCCTGCCATGGTTATCTTCAAACACAGTTATGACTGCGCTGCCTTGTGTAGTGAGAAATGGATTGTTTACAAGAAGACTTTGAGCAGAAGGTTCTGTTCTATCTGGTCTTGGGTTCAAGAGTGCTTGTGGATCTGCTCCTACAGGAGGAGCTTCTAGTTGTGGCTGTTTAGGATCAAAACATTCTGGACATGTTTTAAATCCATCCCATTGTTCTTGTAATTGATGGAGTCGATAACGTTGTCCGCAAGTATCGCAGATTCCGTAAGCTCGTTTACCTGATGCAAATGCCATATCATATTATAAGTCTAGGAGGTAAGAACTTAGAGCTAACAGAATCTATATCTTCACTTGCTGCTCTATCCCATTCTTCATCGTAAACTGATTTTAATAGTTGTATTCTATCTGGAGCCCTTTTCATAGCTATGTAATACGCAAGGCCTGCTGTCAGACAAGGTAAAAATCTAAATGTTACCTCCATGTTATTTGTGTAGTCTCCTGCATCTTGCATTCTTGTCAAAGCGTAATACTTAATTACATCTGTAGAGTTTTCTGGTGTAGGGTACAAATAGACTTTTGGAGTTATGTGTCTTTCTAAAAAGAATTGAGTAGGCTTAGCTTGATCCGTTTTGTTCGGTGTGTATAAATAATCAGACCTACTCAATCTAGACATTTGAAAATCTGTGCCATCACGCGTAATAACGGCAGAAGTAATATCTACTATATCTGTCCCTAGACTATATTCGTCAGTTCCTTTTGTAACAGTAAAAGTGTTCTCTGTTATCAGCCATTGGTTTAGGCCTCTGTTTGCCCATTCAGCGATCATTATATTCAATGAGCGTTTTGCTGTTTCTAGATCATATCCTGTACGTAACTCAAGACCGCATCTTTCGTATGCTTCTTCTATAAGTTCATCTACACTAAGATCAAATGAAGTTGTTCCTGATGTTGCCATTATTCTTCCTCTGCGTATAGATTATCAAATATTCTATTAACATCCAACGTATAATCTAAATCAGACTTAGAATAATGTATGTGAGCTGATGGTTTAAAATCAGGTGCTCCTTGTCCCGTCTCAAACCAAGCTGGATGTGTAACCCTGACACGGTTGTTTGGTAGTGCAACAATGTTACCCGTCCATTCACCAGCGTCTAATAACTCCATAACATGACTTTGTTTATGTTGCGCAGGATCATCTGCTATTTCGTTTTCTGCATAGTCTACTGTAAATAAATATTTAGCTGGGTACATTTCTCCCCCTATCTTAGCTAACCAAGGACACGGCGTAGCTCTATCTATAACGTAAACTGCATGATTGTGAGAAGAACAATCCCAAGGCTGAGCATCGTGTACAGCCATAGGTTTTGGCCATTCAGTAAACGGCGTATCTCCCACTAATGCAGTAATAGGCATTCTGGCCCACATTGCACCACCGTACACGTTTTCCATTCCTTGCTCTTCTTGTTCTTCGGAAGGAACGCCTGTAAAAATAACTTGAAAGCTAAGACATCTGCAAGGCATGGTAGTTACACCAACCACCATGGCGTGTAAAAACTCGCCATGGAATTGTTCGTGGTTATGAGTGTATTCTTTCCTTACCCAACACTTGAAGTGAGGTATATTACTATGTAAATAGGGCACGTTTAAGGCTTACCTTTTCCGCCTTTTTTCATCCCCTTTGTAGTCATAGCAACTTTTCCGCCCATTTTGTATCCTTTGGTTGTCATTTGACCGCCAGAAACTTTACCGCCCATTTTGTAACCTTTAGTAGTCATTCCTCCAGCTTTCATGCCTTTGGTTTTCATCTTACCGCCCTGAGCGTACCCTTTAGTCTTCTTAAACATATCTAATCCTTAATTGTAGTATGCAACAAAAAAGTCGCAGTTAGTCAAAGCTACATAAGCCCCTTCTGTAAAACGACAGCCCATGCCTGGTATGTAGTGATCGAAAGATTCGTTCGCTGCAGATCCAAACTTAAATTGAGCTATTATCCTAGTGCTACTTGCGCTAGAACCATCGTATATGATGATCTGTGCATCAGCAGCACTAGATTGAGCTTGTACAGATTGTATTCTTAGTGAGCCTAAATTAGTCGCACTCCCAGCTCCAGAAGATCCAATAAAGCCTTGAAGTCTTCCTGAGCTAGTTAAAGGAACGGATGCTTTTACATCTGAACTCATATTAGTCTCCTATTAAGCGTCAGCAAATGGTGTTACTAAAGTTCCTGAACCTAAGATAATACCTTCAACTCATAGTGATTACATCATTAGACGCACCAGATATAAATGTTTTACCTGTAGCGTTAGTTACGCCAGTGTAAAGGCCACCTACAAACTTATCTGTTCCATCCGTTAATATATCCATATCAGTAGCAGCTGTTTCTACAATAAAGTAGAAAGTTGCACCTATGTTATTAAGTTGGTTTGGATCAGTAGAGTCACTTGGAGTGGTCGCTACGATTGAAGGTAAAGTAAATTTACCATCCGCATCATTAGTAGTTAATACTTTACCTGCGTGTGCAGCTACTGTAAGCGAAGTGTCAGCTGTTAAGCTAACAAACGATGTACTACCTGCTGATATAAATCCAGCCAAAGATCTGACTGGTCCTGAAAATGTTGATTTAGCCATATTTTTCTCCTAACTAAATGTGTTACACCATCTTGGAGTAAGTCTGCCGAGTCAGTTGGTATAACAAATTATCTCGGTATGAGATTATCGTATCAGAAAAAAATAGAAATGTGTAGAAAAGATAAGGTTGCTGGGTTGAGTAAGAAACCCCCAGCAGGGTTCCATTAAACTAATCGAGTGTTATGCTCCTGGGCTACCGAAGACGCAACGTGGATCCGAGAATCCGAAGCTGTATCTTTCTCTAGCTTTGTACCTAACATTACCTGTATCGAAATCCGCTTCCATTGAAGTTCTGATTGGTGAACGATTAAACATTTTAAATCCGTTCGGTGCATCAGTCTTAATGAAAAAAGCATCAGTGTCAGTCAGATAGTGATTAACTGTATATCCCTCAGGGATCATACCCATGTTTCTCATGGCGTTAATGTCATTATCAGACGTGGCAACTCTGCCTGGAGTTTCCAATATTCTATCAGCTACGAATTGTAGTTCTTTAGGAATGATTAATTTCGTTCCTTGTAGAGCTACTTTCAAACCACGTTCGTCAGTGAAAGCTGCAATATCAATTAATGCTTGTTCAAGTGAAGTTTCGCTTAAATCCGCAGATGTTGAAAGTTCATTGCTCAAATTAGGACCGCCCACAGTTGGGTGATCTGTTGCGCAAAGTTCTTTTCCATCTCCGCCAGCGAAGCTTGAATTGAATGCATTATTTAATACAGCTGCTGCCTTGACTTGCTTAGTGTTTGACATACTTCTTGCAAGCGCACGGGTATATCTGGCCGATAATCGGTCATATAAATTATCCTCTACCGCTTCTTCTGTGATGCTAAACGCTAAAGCTATGGTTTCGTGGGTATAACGTGACGTGAAAGCCTCTTGGGCTGAATCAAACGCTACGCCTGCTCCTTCTGATTTAACAGGTGCTTGGTCAAAGCCTGTCAACATTACTTCTTCTTCAAAAGCACGATCAGAGTTTTCAACGTCAAAAATTTCTTCATGTTCGTTTTCATATCTATCATACTCAAGACCAAATAATGCATTTAGACCTGGAAGTAACTCTTTGACTAATTGTCCTCTGGAAATTGCCATCTAAATTACTCCTATGTTCCTGCAACAGGACCTCTATAAGCATGTTCATTAATGAGAACAACTAAGTTCGCATTATTGCTTGAAAGGTCTCCGTTTTTATCATCTTGAACTACGCCCACAACTTTTAGCTGAAGTGCTGCTGTTGTTGCTAGTGTACTAGAGTCGAGCTCGCGAGTAGCTACGCCAGTTGTTGTACTGCCACCAATACCATCAGTATCTGCATTTCTGCCGATAGCTGCAATAGTCGAAGCACCATCCGCCTGAACAACAAACAATTGATTGGGATCATCATAGATATAAGCCTCTATGTCTCCGCTACCAAGTGCCGTTGTAGATGCTGGATAGTAATTCTTAAAGGTAGGAGTTCCGTCAGTAGCTGTATAAAAAACATGCGATAACACACCTACGTTATTAGCAGAACCAGCTGCTGATCTTTCGATGTATCCTCCATTAAATATAGTTAAGTCACCTTGGAAGATGCTTGTACCATATCCTGATGGATTGATGTTATATTTATTAGCTTCTTGAACGGCTGAACCGACATTGAGGCCTTTATAAGGTTTTAACCCAAAGGCTTTATCTACATTTGCCATATTCTTTCTCTAATTTACAAGAATTATTATAAAGAACTCTTAGTTGTTTGACGAACCTTGAGTTCCACCAATTGTTACGCGCGACTGTCTGTCTGGTCTATTAATAGACATGCTGGGGTGTGTACCATCCTTCATCATATCGTTATCTACAGCATCCATCTGGCTTTGCGTTTTACTCGCAAAGTATTCAGATCTTTCCTGTACAGTTTCGATAGGAATCCTACATAGTATTAAACCACCAACGCCTATCACACCTTCAAACTTACCATCATCGATTGTTGGAGACTCGAAGTCAGGATATTCATCTGCTCTCACAGGTTCCCATCCTTCTCTCATTTTAGACATAACGTTCTTACGATCGTCTTGTCCTCTGATTTCTAGTCTTACCCAACGATGAACGTAGCCTTCGGGGGGTGTAGGTGCGTCTAAAGCAGACGGGGGAGCCCAAGGTTTTCTTGCTACTTGTTTTTCGCGAGTTTGGGCTTCGCGTGGTTGACGATTTTCGTCAGTATTTTTATTATTGTCAGTCATTTACGTTGCTCCACGTTATTCAACATATTTCGCATACTCTTCTAAAGGCACACCCAATTTGTTTGCTATTGCAACCTGTGAAGGTGTGAGTCTCACAGTTTTGCGCCCTGGTTTTGCACTTCGCTTTGCGGGTGCTACCGTCTGAGCGGGTTGGCTCGTCTGAGTTTCTTCGTCGTTAAACTTATGAGGAAACTCGTTTCGAATCCTATTATTGATTTCATCATAGTACTCATTGCTTGCGGGGTCAAACCCTTCTGACAACAAATCTTCATGAAAAGCAAACGAAGTCATAGTCATAGCTTTATCGTTTCCGAACCAAGGGTTCTCTTCTGCCCATGCTTGGGCTTTAGGATCTGGTTCAGAATACTCTTGAGGCTGTGGTTGAGGCTCCGTTGGTATGTTCTGTGTAACCTGTTCTGTTTGCGCTGCTTGTGCAGTGCGCTCTTGATTCAAAGCTTGTACGCGTTGAGCTTCAACAGCAAGAGCTGCTAGTTTCTGTTGTGCGTTCGTCTGTGCATCGATGTCTGCTTCTTCGTTAGCTTTTCTTAAAAGATTCTTTGTTGCTTCGGTCTCAGCTGAAATCCTGTTGGCCTCAGCTACAATGTAGTTACTATCTAAATTCGTTTTTTGTTGTGTTAATGTTTCGTTTTCTTTTTTTACGTTTTCGGCAAATTGCGTTGCTGCTTGCTCTCTTCGTTCGGCTTCCCTTAATTTAGCAGTCAGCTTATCGATACGTTTCTTTACACCTTTACTGTATTCTTCGTGTTCATCGGCTTTTGCTTCTTCGGGTTGAGGTTCAGGCTCTGGTACTACTTCCGCAGCTCCCTCGTCACCTAGTACAGGCTTGGTAGGTTGCTGAGGATCTATAGGTAAAGCTCCCCCTTCGTCTATATCAACATCCACCTCAGGACCAGTATCATCTAACTGTACTGTTTCCTCGGCAGCATTCATATTTAGTTTATGCTCAGGCATGGTCGTTCTCCATGGTTATTAAAATTGATGCAGAATTGCTTCTGGGTCTGGAACCGTTGCGATGATTTCATCATCATTCAACAGTTTTATTTCTCCGCCCTCGATTTGTATCCTTGATCCTGAGTATCTTCCGATCAATACCCAGTCTCCTGGTTTACACCAAGGGCCAGTAGAAAATCTTTCTCCGTCGTACGCTTGTGGTCCGACTTTTAGTACGTAGCCAAGCAGCGTTCCTATCTGCTGTCTTTCACGAGTCTCACTCGTTAGAACAATACCACCTTCGGTTTGTCCTTGGCCCTTGTACGGTAATATCATAATCCTCCACCCTGTTGGTGAAGGTAGTTGGTCTAGTAGTTCTGAATCTAATTTATCAGGATCAAGCGTAGTCGCGTCTCCTTTCTTCTTACCTGATTGGTAAGCTTTCTCTAAAGCAGACTGTTCCGCTTCTTTCTTTTTCCATTGTTCTTCCATGGCTAGATTGCTTGGATTTGGCATTTATATCTCCTGATTTTTCATTAGTTGTCGAATTTCTTCTCGTGTGTAATTCAACGCCTCGACTTGACCAGTCAGATTCTTGTAATGCTCCCAATCTCGGACTTCGCCGTTGGAGAGTATTTCTTGAAGTTGCTGTTCTTTTTCATCTATGGCGCGCAGTACAGCTGTCGCGAATTGTAATAAATCTATGTCATTCCTCCCATTGGATAAGGATTAGGGTTATAAGCTGCAGGGACGGGTATAGATGTTATACCTCCCATGTCTGGTACGCCAGCAGAACCGTATGGATCGCTTTGATACTGTCCGCTTTCGTACGGGTTATAGCCTACAGCTGGTTGCCCAACCATGTAATTCTGTGTCATAGCAGCGACTTGTTCTTGTCTCTGTTGTTCGGCTGCTGCAGCTTGTTCGGCTGCTGCTGTTTGCTCAGCTGCTTGTGCTT